GTATCTGTAGAGTATAATCTTGAATACTAATGAAGAGTGTTCATAACTTTGTTATAACACCAAAAGGCAAAAGATATAATAACACAAAAAAGATTGGTGATTCAGAGTTAATTCTTAACACAGAAATATTTAATCATCAGTATGTGAATAGAGAAGCAACTGTTATAGCAACGCCAATAGTAGGTTATACTAATATAAAAGCAGGAGATACAGTTTTAGTACATCATAATATTTTTCGTAGATGGCATAATATTAAAGGCGTTGAAAAAAATAGTAGAAGTTATTTTAACGAGTCAACTTATTTTGTAAACAAAGATCAAATATTTTTATATAAAACAGAAGACAAATGGATATCGCCAAAGGGATATTGTTTTGTAAAGCCTTTAAAATCTATAGATAAGTTTAATATTGAGCGAGAAAAACCATTACAAGGTATAGTTAAATATTCTGACGGCACTATAAGTGTTAATGATCTTGTAGGTTTTAGACCAAACAGTGAGTATGAGTTTATAGTTGATGGAGAAAGACTATATAGAGTTTTATCAAATTTTATTACAATTAAATATGAATATCAAGGAGACGAAAAAGAATATAATCCAAGCTGGGCGCAAAGCGGTTAACGAGCTTATTAAAGTAGCTGAAGAAAAAATAATAACTAACACTGAAGATGATGTGTCAGCTGATAGACTAAAAAATGCAGCTGCAACTAAAAAGCTAGCTATATTTGATGCATTTGAAATACTTAACAGAGTCCAAGAAGAAGAAAACTTGCTTGAAGGTAAAACACCTGAAGAAAAAAAAGCAAAAGTATTTAAAGGATTCGCAGAAGGAAGATCTAAGTAATGTACGAGCAGAGTTTAATTAAAACAATAGAACCTATTAAAAAGACTACTATTAGTAGACTTAATAAATCTAAAAAATGGAAATATGGACACAATAAAGAAAACGATATCATTGTTATATCAAAAACTGGTAAAATTGGTGAGATCATTGAAATACAAGGGTTGCGAATTGCTTTGCCGTTGGAACCAATGCACGTGCACTCCAATAAAAAAAGCAAGTGGCAAAAAATAGAATATCCAAAAGAATTAAGTAGATTAAAAAATATATTTGATTGGAGATCATATCCTGAAGATCAAAAAGAAAAATGGTATGATTATATAGACGAAGAGTTTAAAAGAAGAGAAGAGGGCTTTTGGTTTATGAACAACAATAAGCCTACATATATAACAGGTACTCATTATATGTATTTACAATGGAGTAAAATAGATGTAGGCGCACCTGATTTTAGAGAAGCAAACAGGCTATTTTATATATTTTGGGAAGCGTGTAAAGCAGACAAAAGATGCTACGGTATGTGTTACCTTAAAAACAGACGTAGTGGATTTAGTTTTATGTCTTCAGCAGAAACAGTTAACTTAGCTACAATATCAAGTGATAGTAGATATGGTATACTATCAAAAACAGGTGCTGATGCTAAAAAAATGTTTACAGATAAAGTGGTACCTATTAGTATTAACTACCCTTTCTTTTTTAAACCTATTCAAGACGGTATGGACAGGCCAAAATCAGAGCTTGCATATAGAGTACCAGCTAGCAAGTTTACAAGAAAAAAGATAACTGCTAACGAACAAGTAGAAGATATACAAGGTTTAGATACAACTATAGACTGGAAAAATACAGGTGACAATAGTTATGACGGTGAAAAACTAGCTTTACTTGTGCACGATGAAAGTGGTAAGTGGGAAAGACCTGACAATATATTAAACAACTGGCGAGTAACTAAAACTTGTCTTAGACTTGGTAGTAGAATTATAGGTAAGTGTATGATGGGTAGTACTTCAAACGCTTTAGATAAAGGAGGTGATAACTTTAAAAAATTATACAATGCATCAGATGTCACTAAAAGAAATAGAAATGGTCAAACAAAATCTGGTTTATATTCTTTGTTTATCCCAATGGAATGGAACTACGAAGGATTTATTGACGAGTATGGAGTTCCAGTATTCAATAGTCCTGACGTCGACGTGTTTGCCCCAGATGGTGAATTAATTGATATAGGCGTAATAGATCACTGGCAAAACGAAGCTGACGGTTTAAAAAAAGACCAAGACGCTTTAAATGAATTTTACAGACAGTTTCCACGTACTGAAGAACACGCGTTTAGAGATGAAACAAAAAACAGTATATTTAATTTAGTAAAAATATACGAACAGATAGATTACAACGAAGAAATGTCAAGATCGTTAGGTGTTACTACAGGTAACTTTCAATGGGTAAAAGGAGCTAAAGATACACAAGTTATATTTTATCCTGATCAAAACGGTAGGTTTAAAGTTAGTTGGGTGCCACCTCAAAGATTACAAAATAGAATAATTATAAAAAACGGTATAAAATATCCTGGTAATGAACATATGGGTGCTTTTGGATGTGACAGTTACGACATATCAGGAACTGTAGATGGTAAAGGATCAAAAGGAGCTTTACACGGTTTAACTAAGTTTAGCATGGAAGATGCTCCTGCTAATAGCTTTTTTTTAGAATATTTATCAAGACCACCTACTGCTGAAATATTTTTTGAAGATGTATTAATGGCCTTAGTTTTTTATGGCATGCCAATACTCGCAGAAAATAATAAACCTAGATTATTATACTATTTAAGACGTAGAGGTTATAGAGGTTTTAGTATGAATAGACCAGATAAAGTTTGGAACAAATTATCTGTTGCAGAAAAAGAAATAGGTGGTATACCAAACTCAAGCGAAGATATAAAACAAGCTCATGCATCAGCAATAGAAATGTATATACAAGATCACGTTGGTATAAGACAAGATGGTAGTTTTGGTGATTTATATTTTAATGAATTATTAAACGATTGGGCTAAATTTGATATTAATAAAAGAACAAAGTTTGACGCTACAATAAGTAGTGGTTTAGCTATTATGGCAAACAATAGACATTTATATGCGCCAAACGTTAAAATTGAAAAACAAAGTTTAAACTTAAACATATCCAGATATAACAACACTGGAACAAATTCACAAATAATAAAATAATATGGCATATACTAGTAAAAGTTATTTTCCTAGCCAAACAGTAAGCGATGCTGAAAAGTTGAGTTATGACTATGGTTTAAAAGTAGCTAAAGCTATAGAAATGGAGTGGTTTAATGATGAAAGAACAACTAATAGATATAGCTCATATAGAAACGATTTTCATAATTTAAGATTATACGCTAGAGGTGAACAAGCAATACAAAAGTACAAAGATGAGTTATCTATTAATGGTGATCTGTCTTATTTAAATTTAGACTGGAAACCAGTACCTATTATATCTAAGTTTGTAGATATAGTTGTAAACGGTATAGCTGAAAGAACATACGATATACAAGCTTTTTCTCAAGACGCATACGGTGTTGAACAACGTACTAAGTATATGGAGGATATACTTTCTGATATGGAAACTGAACAGTTTGATCAACAAGCGGCTCAACAATTTGGTATAAACACTAGACAGAGTGAAATAAAAGAATTACCAGAAACACCTGAAGAGTTAGGTTTACATATGCAGTTAGAATATAAACAATCTGTAGAGATAGCTCAAGAACAAGCTTTGGCTTTATTGTTTGAAGGTAGTAATTACGAGTTAATTAAAAAACGTTTTTATAGAGACTTAACAGTGCTAGGTATTGGTGCTGTAAAAACTAATTTTACAACTTCAGAGGGTGCTACGGTTGAATATGTTGATCCAGCTAACTTAGTATATTCTTATACAGACTCGCCTTATTTTGAAGATATATATTATGTTGGAGAAGTTAAAACTATACCTGTAAACGAATTAGCAAAACAATTTCCTCATTTAACTGAGTCTGATCTTGAGGAAATAATGAAAAACAAAGGTTATAATAGAATTAATTATAACAACAGATACTCTACAAAAAAAGAAGATGTAAACACTATACAAGTTTTATATTTTGATTTTAAAACTTATATGAACGAAGTTTACAAAATA